CCGTTATGTCATTAAGGATGCTAATATCTTTGTGATTTCCCATAAGGCAGACCTGCAAGACAAATTCGAAACTGTCCACCGATTTGAGAAAGTCAAAGGTTTTTCCCGTAAAGTGTCTTCATAGACCTAAGAACAATGAACACTCCAAACTGGCAGCACCATTCCAAGAAGGAGCAGAAGCGGAAACTGAAACCGCAGGCACTCCGACAAGCAAAAGCACGACTGAGCCACTTTAAGAAGCGGCACATGACCTCGCCCAAAAGGCGGGGTTCTTTTGTATAATACGTTCATACGCAACAGAGCAATGACCGTCCGCCACGAAATCAAGTCCCAACTTGCTAAACTGCTTGCCACTGAGGACCTGGTGGTAGAGCACAAGAAAGTGGAGACTGCCTGTTTTAATGTCCACACTCGTGTGTTGACTCTGCCGATGTGGGAAAAGGCAAGTGGCACCGTCTATGACCTTCTGGTGGGTCATGAAGTCGGTCATGCTCTCTATACACCTGATGAGGACTGGTTAAAGGAGCACAAGATTCCACCGCAGTTTGTGAATGTGGTTGAGGATGCTCGTATTGAGAAACTGATGAAGCGTCGTTATGCTGGTCTCGCCAAGACCTTCTATAACGGTTACAAGGAGTTGTCTGATGAAGACTTTTTCCAACTCGAAGATGAGGATATTACTACCTACAATCTTGCCGATAAGGTCAATCTCTATTACAAGATTGGGAACTTTGTGAATGTTCCTTTTGATGATTTTGATGAGATGCCCATCGTTCGTATGATCGGTGAGTGTGAGACTTTCTCTGATGTTCTGATTGCCGCAGAATTTCTTTATAAGTTCTGCAAGAAAAAGCAGCAAGAAGAAACCAAGACACCTATGGATGATTTGGAGTCGCAACAGAGTGGTAGCAATCAACCTGCTTCTGACTTCTCTGATCAACCTGAAGGTGAGAATGAGGGTGAGCAGGAGCAACCTAGTGAAGTTGAGTCTCATGGGGATACTTCTGAGCAGGAGAAACAACCCACTTCTATGGGTGGTCAAACCAATGAAGAACCTGAAGTGAAAACTATGGAATCACTTGAGGAAGCACTCAAGGACTTGGTTGATCACAATGGTATTGAGAATGTTTATTTGGAACTTCCCAAACTTGATCTGAACAAAATTATTGTTCCTAACTCCGAAATCCACGACAAGTGTAAAGAATACTGGGGTTCTTGGATGGAAGAACAGGCATATACTACAGAAGAAATCTTTGGTGAAGTTGACCGTAAGTTTGTGGAATTTAAGCGTTCCGCACAGAAAGAAGTAAACTATCTGGTCAAAGAGTTTGAGTGCCGTAAGGCAGCAGACTCCTATGCCCGTGCCACCACTGCCCGCACTGGTGTATTGGACTGCACCAAACTCCACACCTACAAGTACAATGAAGACCTCTTTAAGAAGGTCACCACTCTTGCAGATGGTAAGAACCACGGTCTGGTATTCATCCTTGACTGGTCTGGTTCTATGGGCGATGTGATGGTTGATACCGTCAAGCAACTCTTTAACCTTGTTTGGTTCTGTAAGAAAGTTGCCATTCCTTTTGAGGTTTATGCTTTCACCAGTGATTATCCTCTGGTGAAGTATGATGAAGATAATAAGGCATCTATCCGTGAACTTGCCTATACCAAGAAGGATGGTTTGGTTCAGGTTGGTGAGTGGTTCTCTCTGATGAATATTCTTACCAGCAAGACTAATGGTAAGACACTCGAAGAACAGATGAAAAACATTTTCCGTCTTGCTACTGCCTTCCGTTATAACTGCTATACTCGATATAACATTCCCTATGGTCTGAGTCTTTCTGGTACTCCTCTGAATGAGACTCTTGTTGCCCTTCATCAGATTCTTCCTCAGTTCCAAAAGGAGAACAAACTTCAGAAAGTTCAGTGTGTAATCTTGACTGATGGTGAAGCAGCAATGCCTAAGTACCACCGTGAAGTTCAGCGCCGCTGGGAGGATGAACCTTTTATGGGCACCAATTACATTGGACCTAATTCTTTCCTCCGTGACCGTAAGACTGGTATGACCTACTCTCTTGACTGTGAGTGGTATGAGTTTACTGATATTCTCCTCCGCAACCTTCGTGACAAGTTTAAGGATATTAACTTCATTGGTATTCGTGTGCTTGAGTCCCGTGATGCTGGTAGTTTTATTCGCCGCTACTGTGGGTATTATGGACCTGAGTATGAAAAGACTATGGGTATTTGGAGAAAGCAACGGGCATTTACTATTAAGAAGTCTGGGTATCACTCTTACTTCGGTCTTTCTGCTAATGCTCTGGCACAAGATGCTGACTTTGAGGTTGCTGAAGATGCCACTAAGACACAAATCAAATCTGCATTCGCCAAGAGCCTTAAGTCCAAGAAGATGAATAAAAAGATTCTTGGAGAGTTTGTAGAACTTGTTGCCTGATAAATATTTTTATAGTATAGGTATTAAAAATGTCTAGATTCGGAGATTTAATGGGAGGTAAAAAGCCAGCACCTGCTCCTGCGCCTGCTCCCGAACCAGTAGTGGAAACTGTTGTTGAAGAAGTAATCGTTGAAGAAGTAACTACAGAAGAAGATGTTGTAGTTGTTGATTTGGATACTATGAGTAAAAGGCAACTCGAAGCTTATGGTAGAGAGCACGGAATTGAATTAGACAGAAGACACTCCCACAAAAAGTTGGTTGAAGAACTGAAAGAGCATTTATCCAATTCTTGAACTGGCACACTGGGGGTCTTGCGACCCCCTTTTTTCTTGTATAATAACTTCAGTTGAAAAACACAAACGACATCATGACCATCTCCGCTGACTACATCCGCACTTCTCTTCAAGCAGTGTACGGAGAGTCTGTGACTGCCGCTGACATCCGTGCCTGGTGTGCTATGAATGGCTCCAACTATCAGACTGTTACCAAGAAACTTGATTCCTACAAGACTGGTCGTGGTAAGTGGAACCTAACTATCCAAGAGGTTCGTGAGCAACTCGAAGAAACTGTAAAAGCACCTGCTGCACTTCCTGCTGTTGAGCAAAATCTTGTCCCCGAAAAAGATGATACCTTCGTCAAGTTTGGTAACTTTAGTGATATTCGCAAGATTATTGAGTCCCGTCTTTTCTATCCTACTTTCATTACGGGACTTTCTGGTAATGGTAAAACTTTCTCTGTGGAGCAAGCGTGTGCTCAACTGAAGCGTGAGTTGATTCGTGTAAACATTACTATTGAGACTGATGAAGACGATCTTATTGGCGGTTTTCGCCTTGTGGATGGCAACACTGCTTGGCATAATGGACCTGTCATTGAAGCACTCGAACGAGGAGCAATCCTGCTACTCGATGAAATTGACCTTGCTTCTAACAAAATCCTCTGTCTCCAATCCATCCTTGAAGGTAAGGGCGTGTTTCTGAAAAAGATTGGTCGCTGGGTGAAACCTTCTGCTGGATTCAATGTCATTGCTACTGCTAATACTAAGGGCAAGGGTTCTGATGATGGTCGCTTCATCGGCACCAATGTTCTCAATGAGGCATTCCTTGAGCGTTTCCCTGTGACCTTTGAGCAGGCATATCCTACTCCTGCCCAGGAAATCAAAATCATCCAGAATGTTGCCGAGTCTCTTGGTGTGAGTGACGCAGACTTCTGTAAGCGTCTGGTGGACTGGGGTGATATTATCCGCAAGACCTTCTATGACGGTGGTATTGAGGAGATCATTAGCACTCGCCGCCTGGTTCATATCATCCGTGCCTATAGCATCTTCCAAGACAAGGCAAAGGCAATCCAAGTTTGCGTCAACCGCTTTGATGACGAAACCAAGCAAGCATTCCTTGAACTCTATGACAAAGTGGATGCTGACTTCCAACTTCCTACTGAAGAAGTTGCGTCTGAGGCACCTTTCTGATATAATTGGGGGAGGTAAAAATCTGCCTCCCCCTATGAGTGATTCAAATTTTACTTTTAATATGACTAACATGATTCCAAGTTCTCCAGCAACTCCTTGGAAGTATAATGAAGAAGAAATCGTGAAAGAGCTTCTTGAATACATCCGTGGCACTTATACCCAGCATTATTCTGCTGGTGACCAAAAGATTCAAACGC